TTAGGTACTGATTTAACTAAAGAGAAACTATTGAATCTTATACCTGATGTTGAATATCCTACATTAACAGTTCAGTCTATTGATGGTGGTGGTTTACTTGCAGGATCATATCAATTTGCTGTTGCATATAAACTTAAAACCGGAGATTATACTGACTATTCTTTGCTATCTCCTACATACTTTGCTGCACCTAAATACAATGAAAGTATTAAAGCTGGTCAGCTTACGTCTCGTAAGTTTCAAATTGATATTACTAATATAGATTCTCAGTTTGATGAATGTAAACTTGGTATTATCTATAAAGGTGAAGATGAAGAGAAAGCTTACGAGTATGAAAATATTGATATTAAAGGTAAAAATAGTACAACTGTTTATATCAGTGGTATCAATAGTTTAAACACAGTTACTCTTAATGATATTGTAATTGGTAATATTTCATATATTAAAGATCAAGCTCATACTAATTTTAATTCACAACTTATTCGTGCTAATGTTAGTATGAATGATATTACCGGTCTTGACAAGCATATCAAAGATAAAAATCTATGTACTGCTAATGGTCTTAATGGTACTGGTAATATTAAAATTAAAGAAGAATTATTCAAATCTGTTGGTAATAAAGGTGACTTTGAAAAGAAAGATCTTTCTAATGATACTTGTATCAAAGATAATGAATACTACTTCTTATATTTAGGTCTTATTGATTATAAAGGTAAACTTATTAATGTTTATCCTATTTATAATACTCAAAAGAGTAGTTATTACTTCAAGACTTCTAACTTCAATATGACCGATAGTGATGGTGCTGTTAAACATCGTATGTTTAGATTTAAATTCGATCCTACAGATTTCTTTTCTAAACTATTTAAAGATACTACTAAAATTGAAACTGCTGATGGTCTTGAAGAAGTTGGAGTTGTTGCTCGTAAACAAATTAAATCTTGGGTTGTTTACATGGCTCAACCTAATAGTTCTAATAGTAATTGGTGTTGTCAATCACTTGTTGTTCGAGATTTAGCTTATTCTAATGTAGTTGGTAATAACTATAAAGGAGCTTTTGCTTCTCGTGATAGATATAGATTATATCCTCTTGAATATCTGATTGAAAAGAAGACTATGCCACAAGTTAAAGCTTATAGCGTTCGTAGTGCTTATGAACGTATGACTTGGAGGCATTGTTTCAATCGTCAGAAAAATGATACTAAAAATGAAAAAGGAAATGGTTCTGATTTATGGGATGAAGGTGGTGATTTGATTCAATCAGTTCTTCTTTCTGATTCACTTATTGTTAATAGTAGACTTAATGGACCTACTATTAAACCTGAATTTATTGCTAATAATAATTCAGCTGTTTCAAATATAGCTGCTGATTCTAGTTATAAATTTAGTAAAAATGATGGTCTTGATGATAATGCTATGTTTGATAGTAAATACTATCCGAATGCATGGAATAATAAAAGTTATCAACGTGTTACTATTACTTATAACAATGGTGACTTACTAGATCCCGGATTCGAATATAACAAGATATGTAAAGATTATTCTGCTGCTGGTGAATGGAAAGGTGATGATAATCCAAATAGTCATGGAGATGATAGAACCGTTGCAAGATTTCAATGGTATTCTATCATTGAAAATAACCGTGCTATTATAGATTGTTATTATCATGATCGTAATGCAGATGATATATTCAAAACTATTGATGTTTATGCTCAGAATCTTTCTTGTATATCTCCCATTGTTAGAGTTGAATATCATCCCGTAACATATACTGCTACTACAAAAGCTCAATATCTCAAAGGTGATACTTTTGTTGCATTTATAACTCAACGTTGTGTTGCTCCTGCGGCTGGTTTCCAACATGAAGGAGTTGGTGCTACTATCGCTAATTGTCATAGAATTATCATTAGTTATTTCATATTTAGTCGTATGAATCTTCAATGTCGTCATGATGGGCTTGGAGTTAATAGTAGTGCTTATAAGATATTCGAACGTAATATTTCTAATACTGCCGAGAATGATATTGAGAAAGCTATTCGTTGGGCTCCTAAGAATAATTATTATCAAGAAGCTGATAATTTAGGTCATGTTAGTTATCCTATTGATAACTTTTGGAATACCGAGGATGGTAAGTGTTATGAGACTTCTATGAATTGGGATGGTTTTAAAGATGCAGTTATTATTAAAAAGATTGACGATATTAAAACCTTTCCTTCTCGCATTATACGTTCAGATGTTAATCCTAGTGAATCTACTGATATTGGTTGGCGTCGATATAAAGCTGATGCTTATAAAGATGTTTCAATTCAAAAAGGTGCTATCGAGAATGTTCTATCTGATGATATTGCTTTATATATTCAGCAACAATATACATTACTTGTAGCTGCAATTAAAGATACTCTAGGTAACAATGATGAAAATACAACTTATGTAGGTACTTCTGATTTGTTTCAACGTGAACCTAAAGAAATTATTTATAGCACTACTGGTAAAATTGGTTGTAACAATCGTTTTAGTGCTATTATTACGCATCGTGGTTATCTTGTTTGTGATGTCGAAAAAGGTGAGATTTATCTTGTTAAGAACGATCAAAGCGTAAGTGAATTATCCGATTTAGGCTTCAAAGAATGGTTTAAAGAGCATATCTACGCTAATGCTACTAATCCATTGTCGCATAGTGGATGTTTCTTTACATACGATGAAATGCACCAAAGATTTATATTCACTAATAAGATTATAGATAAAAACGGTGCTATTGACTTGTATAAGTCTTATTCTATCTCCTACTCATTAAAGACTAACTTATGGACGTCTTTTCACTCGTATATCGGAGATTATTCATACATTAACCGGCATGGAATCTTCTATATAACTAAAGGTTCTCTTTTTAAGACTGATGCTAAGAATAAAGGTATTTACTTTGATGATATTATTCATCCTAGTGTTGTTCAATTCATTTATGCTACCGAGCCTACTATAAGTAAACTCTTTAAGCATATTGAATGGCGTAGTCAGCTTATTAATGGTCTTATGAATAATGAAGATAATATACGTTATCTCTATAATAAAACTATTGATTGGTTGATGTTTCATACTGATGTTCAATGTACAGGTCTTATGCCTATGAGTGTTAGTCCTATTTGGTGGGATAATGAAACTCTTAAATATAAAGCTGGTCGTTATCTTTGGAATCGTATTGAAGACTTCGTTGAAAATGATCATGGTCAATGGAATCCTAATCCTAATCTTATTAATTTTATGGATAAAGATGCTATTGAGACTCTTATTGAACTTTCAGCTAAATATCAAAAGCCTTGGTATGATATTGCTAAGTTTCATAATGCTTGGACTTATATAACTATGATATATGAGAATAAGTTCTTTAGTCAAGAAGCTGATGATTATGTAGATGATATTACTAAATATCCTGATGCTACTCAACTTGATTTAAGACTTACTAATATTGAAGTTATGATTGATAAAGATACTCGTTTATAATTAGTGTTGCTCTTTAATGATCTCCAAACCCCAGTAGGGAAAGAGCTTGTGGTAAGGAGCAACACTCTGCTAATACTAGTAATATGCCTGATAAAAATAAAGCTAAACCTAAGTATAAGAGTATTCCTAAATTTAATCATAATAATGCTTCTGCTATTTATAATATAGCTCGTAAACTTGGGGCTAATGATACTTTAGCAAGAGCTATTTTAGGTGTTACTCATGTAGAAACTTACCCTGTTAGCAAATATGTTAAAGGAGATGTTTGGGATTATAAGAATCATGTTATTGAAAGAGCTTTCTCTGCTCGTCCTTATACTAGAGGTCTCTTTCATTATGATATGATGGGTCCATCTTCTGATGAACAAAAGAAAGCTGCTAAAGCTAAAGGTGAATATCCTTTTGAGAATATCTATCGTGATGATACTACTTGGGGATATTATCAGAAGTTTCTTAAAGATAATAATCTTATTGATAGTCCCGAAGCTCAAATAGGTTTTTATCTTATTAAATATAGTGGTCTTAAGTCTACGGGTAAAGGACTTAAAGAACTAAATAAAATGTCTCTTGATGATGCTGTTAAAACTTTAGATAAAGCTCAAAAACATAATAATGCTAACGGTTTTAAACAAGCATTAAAAAGAGCTAAAATGCTTGAGGATTGGACTCCTACTAAAGACTATTATGGTGAAGTAGATGAGATTGATTCTCCTGATGTTATTGATTTTAATGAATTAAAACATGGTGGTATGATTAAAAACATTTCAACTCTTAAAGCTTACCCTCGTCGACGTAGATACGCTGGTGGAGGTGAAGTTGCATTTAGAGATAGATTCGGGGATGTTCAAGGTCATAGTTATGGAGCCGAGAAAGGTATTCAAGGAGCTTCTACAATGTCTGGTTTAAGTACCGGTGCTACTATTGGTGGTGGACTTGGAGCTGGAGTTACTGCTGCGGCTGCCGCTGGATCTTCTGCGTTAGCTGGTACAACTCTTGGAGCTTGGGCAGGTCCTATTGGTATGGCAGCAGGTGCTATTATTGGTGGTATTGTTGGATTATTTACTGGTCGTAAGAAGAAACGTAAAGCTAAGAAAGCTGCTGAAGAAGCTGATAGGCAACGTCAGATTGTTGCGGGTAATGAACGTATTCTTCAAGATGAACTTAAATTATCCAATACTGCTCAACAAGAAGGTGCTCTTGATATGTATGGTGACTCTAATATTACAGGTGTTACTGGTTATCAAGACGATGCTAGCTTCGGTAGTGACTTAGTTCAACCTACTGTTCAAGGTACTCCATTTGGTGATGTTGATCCTAGTTCTGCTTTTGGTAGAATTGCTGCTCGTTGTGGTGGAAGACTTAAACGTAAACGTTGCGGTGGTAAAGCTAAACGTTATGCTGATGGTGGTATGATTGAAGAAACATCTTCTAATACCGCAGAAGTTAATGGTCCTTCTCATGAACAAGGTGGTGTTCCTTATGGACCTAATGCCGAAGTAGAAGGTGGTGAAGCTCTTATGACTGACGCAGATAATGCTTATGTATTCTCTGATACTTTAAAGTATAATGGAACTACATTTGCTGATCTTGCTAAACCTCTTATGAAACATAAAGGTTATCTTGAAAGTTCTCTTCCAGTTAAATCTATGATGCTTGGTAGAATGCTTTCTCTAACTGACCGTAGTACGTATGCGATTGATCGTAATACTAACGGTCGTAATGCTGAGAAAGCTAACGCTGATCTTCAAAGAACTAACGCACAAATTGCTGTAATTCAAAATGAACTTGCACAACTCTATAATCTTCAAGAAAGTATAAAAGCTGAATCTGGTATGGAAGCTGAACCTATTGAAGCACGTTGTGGCGGTAAAATTAGAAGATATTATGATGGTGGTCAAATTGTTAATAGCCTTGTTCCTATTTATGATATTCAACGGAATAATAGCCTGGGTTCTACTACGGGACAAGAAGTAACTTTTACATCTAATGATAAAACTCAAATTCAAAATCCTTTAACTACTATTCAACAAGGTTTGCGTTGTGGTGGTAGAACTCGCAAATATGCTGGTGGTGGTTTTATAAGTCCAGGATTTGTTTCTGAAGTTGGTGGTAATCTTATTGGTGGTATAAGTCAACTTATAACTAATAAAGGTTTAATTGATCGTATGGAAAGTATGCGAGTTCCTGAGACTCCTCTTATAGATCGTGTAGAACTAGAAACTGATATAAATACTGATGCTGAAATTGGAGATATTAATAATACTGTTCGTAGTCTTGAAAAATATATTACAAGTAATAGTTCTAATTCTCAAGTTGCTCGTCAGTCTATATTGCTTGCTAGAACTCAAGGTTCTCGTATGCGTAGTAGAGTTAAACAAGATGAACATAATAAAGAAGTTGAGCTTCGTAATCGTTCTCGTATGGCTAACGCTGAAATTGCTGCTAGAAATAGTCAAATTAGAGCTGAGAATGAAGCTAATAAGTTTAATCATCAAATGGAGATTGTTCAACGTAGAAGTCAACAAGGAGCTGCTATTGGCGATATGATTGCTAGTTTAGGACGTTCTATTGGTACTGCTTATCAATCTAAATTTGATATGGAGAACTTACAAACTGCTAATCTTATTAGTGTTCTTAAAGATGATAAATCTAGGGATTATATTTTCGATAATATGCCTAAAGATACTCTTATGCGAATGTTTGGAATTAGTAGTCTCAAAGATCTTAAAAAGATTCAAGGAGGTTCTACTGTTCCTAAACGTTCACTTCGTACTAAACGTTTGAACAGAAGAGGTTCTGTTGTTCCTGATGCTGTTACTATGCCGGATTACTATTATAATTTTGCATAATGCTATACGTTTTATACATATTGACTTAAATCCTACACCCTCTATCGTTAATTCGGTAGAGGGTATTGTTGTTTATAATAACTTACATGATATGGCAGTTAGACTAAAATATGCTGATCTTACTTATGTCAAGCAACCTGATGCTAGACCTCTGGACTTGACGTCATTTAGAGAAGCTGGTGCAGCTATAACGGCTGCTGCTGATAATCTTCAAGAACGTGCTATTCGCAATGAAAACGCATATAATGAAATGGCTATTAAGATGTCTGAATATAATGCGATTCAAGGTGTAGATGAAGAAGCTCTTGCAGGTAAAATTAATGAAACTCAAGAACACATTAAAGCTAAAGTTGATGAAGATGGAGGATGGTTCTTTGCTGATACAGCTGTTAGCGATGGTGCTCGTAAGTTTCTTACTGATGAAGGTGTTAAAACAATTCTAAGTAATAAAGCTCAATTTGATGCTCTTATGCAACAGAATGAAGCTAGTGATGCTCCTGAAGAATATAAAGCTGCAAATAGAGCTATGATTCTTGAGAAGTTTAATAAAGCTGGTGGTAGTCTTGGTGGTAATGGTAAACAAGCAATTACTGCATTTGGTACTGCTCTTGGTAAAGGTCATGATCGTTCTGTATATCAAAAAGAGCTTCTTGAAATGATGAAAGCATGGAAAGCTGATAAGCGTTCTGTATTTAATGCTGAATTTATTAAAGATGCTACTGATTTGATGAATATTCCCAGTACATCTGAACAAGTACAAGCTACTGTTCAAAAGATTATTGCTGATAGAGGTGGTAATCTTTCCGGTGTTCTTACTCGTGATAGTACAATTGAATCTGTAACAGAAGATGAGATTCGTGAAGTATTCACTGCTGTTCTCTCGGCTAAACCTGAATTTAGAACAGCTATGGCTAAAGAGGCTGAAATTGATAAGTGGCTTAATAGTAAACAAGGTGGTACTAATAGTTCACTTGTAACTAATGCACTTAAACAATATGTTGCTACTGACCCTAAGATGCAACAAACTTTATTATTATCTTCTGACTTTGCTAAACTTACTAGACAACAACAAGCTATTGCTATGCAAGATCATGCTGTTATTCAAAAGTATATTGATCAAGGTATGGCAAATAGTATGAGTGCTTTGCAGCAACAATCTAATGAATCTGATGAAGCTTATCAAGCTCGCATGGGTGCTACTTATAATAAAATCTATACAGAGCAAAATATAAGCTCATTATTGAATATGGCTAAGATTGGTGCTTATACTTCTGTTGAAAGTAAGACTGATGTTAAATGGTTTGATAATCTTCTTATTGATTCTCTTAAAGCTAAAAGAGAACAACTTGAAAAGATTAAAGGTCAAATGACTGAATCTATTGGTTTCACTAGAGCTAATCTTCCGGGTAATGCTATGATAGCTGTAGTAGATGCAAATATTAAAACTGCTACAGAAGCTTTAGATAATGCCAAGGCTACTATGGCTAAATATGAAGATGCAGAAGATGATCAATCTCGTTATCTTTATCAACAAGCTGAAAAGTCTTACATTGATGCTCAAAACATTATTCAACAAAATAATGCTATTTATGATTCAATGTTTAGACAACTTGATGGTAATAATCCTGATCATAGTGAAGTTATCGAAGATACTAAAGCTGAACTTTTAAGTTATTACCGAGGAGATAATAAAGATGAACTTGCAGCTGCTATTAAAAGTCTCAAACGTCCAGAAGATATAATTAATACTTTCTTACGTTATGGCGAAGGTGTTGAATTAAAAGACTTTAGAGCTAGCTTATCTTATACTGGATTTATAGATAAAGGTAAAGTTGATAAAAGTAATCTTACTAGATACTTTTTAACTGCTGCAAATAATGTAGGTATCAAACCTCAAACAACACCTATTACTCTATTTACTCCTATCAGTAACAATAAAGCTGCATTTAGTGATGCCCTCGATGGTGTTGCTAGACTTCTTGAAGATAACGCTGGTATTTGGAATTTTGCTACTGCAAGTCTTGGTGATGATCCTGAGAATGCTAAGTTCTTAGAAAAGGTTATCGGTATGCCTTTGACTTCTAGTGAAGATTTTAAAGATATATTTAGTTCTCGTAAGAGTGGTTCTGGTAATAACGCTGTATATCAGATGTCAGCTAGAAATCTATCTATTGGTTCTGATGCTACAGGTCGTTTATATTTGAAAGTTACTATACCAGCTCAAGGTGATAATCAAGTTCCTAGAGAAGTTATATTATACACTGACGATGATGGTGCTAATATGGCTCTTAGAGACGCTATGAGAAAAGGTGCTCAATGTTCATACAATCAAGCTATGACTAATCCTTATGATGCTTATCAAAAGCAAACAGCTAATGAAATTATGGCATTTAGTGGAAATATTGAACAGCTTGGTGCAGATCTTTCTCGTATTACTAATCCTCAAGAACGTTCTCTAAATAGATTTAATACTATTGGAGATCAAATGGTAAGTAATGTATCGCAAGCTCTTGATGTTATAACTAATGATACTAACATTGATCCTCGTGGTAACTATTATCCTATAACATCTGGTGATTTTAAATATAATATTACTAAGCATCCTAGTGGTACTTATAGTGTTAATGTTCAAAAATATAATCCGGATTTGAATCGTTACGTTAATATTGAATACGCTAAAGGTTCTTTAAATTATTCTTTTGCTGATAACGTTTCTTTACGTAATAATTTGCCTGCATTGATATATAAACTTAATCATGGTAATGAACTTAAAGAAAACTTCATTCCTACTCAGTATCTTACTCCTCAGCAAAAGAGTGCTTATGATGTTTCTTATTGGTCTAATGATCCTCTTATGTTAAGATAATATGCCTAACGATAAAATGTATGAAGCAATACCTCTATTTGGAGAGGATGGTAAGATTCAATATAATGGTGAAGTTAAACCTATATTTGATCAAATAGGTTCTCAATCACCAGATAATCGTATGGATAATGACGAATATCTGAATCTTACTAAAAAGCATAACGGTAGCATAGGTATTACTCCTAGTAACTATCGTAATTATGTAGAGAGTCGTGCGAGAAATCAATCTACTTGGAATCGTATTGGTAACTCTCTTGTTCAAACTGTTGGAGAAATAGTTGGAGGTACAATAGAAAGTGCGGGTTCATTGCTCGCACTTCCTGCTAAACTTGTAGGAAGTGATGAGGCTTATACTCGTAACTTCTTAGAACGAATTGGTAATTCTATTAATGAAGGTACTAGAGAAGCATTTCCTATTTATATGACTGAACAAGCTCAACATGGTAGTTTGTTAGATCGTATGGGTGGAGGTGGTTATTGGGCGTCTATGGTTCCCTCTATATTAGGTAGTGCTGCTAGTATAATGCTACCTGCTCGTGGTGCTTCTTTATTACTTGGAAAAGCCTTTAGAGGTGCTGTGAATCTCGGAAGTAAATCTAAATACGTTAAAGATGTATTTGGTATTGCTAATGAAATGCAAAAAGCAAAAGCTCTAAGTGGTGCTAGTAAAATCGCTGATATTTATGGTTCTGCTGTAATTAGTAGAGTACTTGATTCTTCACGTGAAGCCTATGGTACTTATGAACAAGAACGTGAATGGTTTCTTAATAATTATAAGAACTATGTTGAACGTGATGAAAATGGCAATGCCATTCTTAAAGCTCCAGAATTAGAAGAGGTTCCTCTAAACGATACTAACATTGAAAGTATTGCTGATAGATATGCAGATAATGCAGCTTCTAAAGGTTATTGGAGATCTATGTCTAATATAGCTTATGACGTAGTTGAATGGATGAATATCTTAGGTACTGCTAAAACTCTTACTAAAGCTACCAGAGATAATATTCGTAAAGCTATGGCAACTGGTGATAAATTTGCTATAGTTCGTACATTAAACGCTATACCTAATGCTGATAGAGGTCAAATTATTAGAGCTATCGGAGGTTTTGCTGGAGGTTCTCTTGCTGAAATGGCAGATGAAATGACTATGAGTATTGCAATGCAAGAAGGTACTCATGCAGCTCGTAAAGATTTTGGTTTACTTTCTGATACTGACGCTCTTACTGATTTTAGCATGAGAGTTAGTAGTTATCTTAAAGATCCTGATATTTGGACTGAAGGTATTGGAGGTCTTTTAGGTGGTGCTGGTATGCAAGCAATAATGCCATTTATTGAAACTAAGATCAATAAACGTGGTATTGAAAGAGAACATGAATATCTTAAAGGTATTGAACGTGCTACAGAAGCTATGCGTTCAGGTCTTGATGGTATTGTTGAATCTCTTGCAGAAGGTGATATTGTTGGTGCTAAACTGAAAGAACAAGAAGCTATTCTTAATCAAGTTGCAGCTAATAGTCTTGATGGTTCACTTGAGTTCTATAAAGAGATGCTTAGAAATATGAGTGCTTCTCTTAAAGAAATTCAATCTATTAAATATAGAAAAAATAGAGGTGAAGCTATTAGTGCTGAAGAACAAATTGCACTTGATAAAGGTGAATCTTTACTTGCAAATGCTGATTACTTTGAACAGACTCTTAATAAGATTGAAGCTGTTGAAGATATTTACAATAAACATTTCGATGCAGTCAATGGTACTACCGACAAAAATCTCTATGAATATCAACGTCGTATTGCTACTCTTGAAGCTCAAAAAAGACTTAATGAACTAGAACTCGAAGCTATTACAGCTAATCCTGCTGAATATCAAAAGCGTGCTGCTGAATCTAAAGAGTATCTTAGTAATTATGTTGATTCTAAATATACAGACGATAATATTCGTATAGCTAAGAAAGCTGATATAAATACTTATGCTGAAAATAATGCAACTCTTGAAGATGCTAAAGCTGCATTAAGTGTTTACGATAAAATGATTACTAGTCTTAAGAAACAAATAAGTGAACTTGAAAATGCAATCACTAATGCTCCTAAAGATGCTACTGCTGAACAATTATTAGGTCTTAAAATAGCTCTTAAAGGTGCTAATAGTAAACTTGAATCTTACAATAAAACTCTTAGTGATATTAGTAATATTCGAGATACAGCAACTAAAAACATTGAAGCTCTTAATTTAAATAAAGATGATAAAGAGGCTGCTCAACAAGCTAGAACTCTTTTATCTAATCTTACTAATCCAGAAGAAGCTAAACGATTCTATGAAAATAGAAGAACTGCTATTAATGCTGAACTTGATTATTATCGTAATGGTAATGGATTTGAAGATATTAAAGATCAAATTAAATTATATGAAGATGAAATCAAAGCTTCTACTGATAAAGATCTAACTGATGAACTTAATACGTATCAAACTTCTGAAGCTTTACAAGCGGATGAATCAAAGTTCTCTGATTCAGACACAAGAAAAGCTGCATACAATGCCCGTCTTACTAGACTACAAAGACAAGAATCTGACACTAAAGCCGCTAACGCTCGTAGAGAAGCTGCACTTAAAGCAGAACAAGAACGTCAAGCGAGACAACAAGAAGAACGTGATGCGCTTGCAACAGAAGAAGATTCAAATGCTGCACCGATAGGTAGTGGTACATTCGGTAGATCTTATAGAGAATTTGAAGGTATTAAACCTTTATCCAATGAAGCTTCTAGTCTTTATAATGCACTTATGTCTGAATCTCAAATTACAGATTCACCTCTTGCTAACGTTATTGAGAATAGACGTAAAAGTAAATCTCTTACTTCTAAAGATGCAATGCTTCTTGAAGAAATTAAAGAGTTTAATGATGCTACTAATAGAGCTTTAGATAATTCATTTGATACACTTACGACTACAAATTTTAAATGGATTGTTACTCGTATTGCTGCTAAATACTCTATATTCGATAATATATTCTTTGGTCGTAGATTCAATTGGATTGACGCTGTTACTAAAACAGAAGTTGAATATGCACCTAGTATAAATAACGGTGATCTTAGTGCTGAACTTAATAGTTATTTGTGGCATCTTAGTCGTTATACTGCTCAGGTTCTTGAACAAAGTGGTAGATCTCTACCTAGTTTCCTAGCGGATGTTCACTTCGGTTTAAGTGAGACTACAAAGAGTGATATTAATGCTCTTACTAACAAAATTATGCAGGAAGCTAAGAGTATGCAAACTAAATTTGATATTATCAATAATACTATAGAAGATAACTTAGGTCGTAAGAATCCTAAATATGCTTTGTATGTATCTATTGGTGGTGTTGAATATAGAGTGCTTAATACTCCGAATCCTCGTAAAGATGTTGGTATTGTTATTGAAGGTTTTGAGAATCAACTTAATCGTTATGTGCTTACTCCTGCTAATATGGCAACTCCTAACAATGATTATATTCTCATTGCTAGACAAACACAAAGCTCCGCTCCTGACCAGTCCTTGCCTCCTACCGGGGACTACAAAGCTCAACAGAGTTCCACTGATGAAACTATTACTCCTAAAACTGAGATTACAGAGACTGTTTCTAGTGCTAATGGTATTACTACTGAATTTGTAAGTGATGAAAGTTCTACTAATACCGATGATGCGCCAATCGAGTTTGTGACGGCTTCAAATCAGCCCCTTATAGACTTCAAAATCGAGGACATTGATACTAAATCCATGCTTGAATTTTTAATGTCTCTAATGAGCCAAGAGGGGGTAAATTTGGCACTATTCGACACGGATTTGATAAACGCCTTAGTGCTGATTCCAAAGCTGCTTAGAAACACTAAAGTTGGTAGTAAATACGCTTCTGATGCTTATATTAAAGCTCTAATGAATAAGTACTTTACAGACGCTAAACTTACCGGTGTTGAAACTAAGATTATTGAAACTGCTAAGAAAGTTGCAGCTGCTGTTAGTATTAACATTGATGAAGGTGGAAATTCAATTCGATTGAATACTGCTGAAAATTGTCGTAATGCTATCAATGCTCTTGATAATCTTAAGAGTTTATATAAAGATGAATCTAAATGGCAATCAGATATGCAATCTCTTACAGATGCTCTGAATACTATTTATGAATCTGATCTTGTTGCTAAGTTTGCACAAGTTCTTACTCAATCTACAGATTATAATTCTGATGCTATTGCTATACGTCTTGATGAAACTCTTCATAACAAATTTGCTATAATTGCTCAAGACTTAGGTGGTATCTTTGTTGATAATCTTAATCTCTTTAGTACACTTGTTGCTTTTATTAGTGATAGAAGTGGTTTTAGAATTAATAAGATTAACTATTATGATCTTGTTAATGGTATGCGTGAATATCGTGGTGATAACTACAAAGAACTCATACCTGAAATCATGTCTATTATGAATATCACTAATTATCTTCATAATGAATTTAAGAATAGACGTGATTACTATAGTGCTAGATTTGCAGTAACTAAAGATGCTACTTATAAAGAGCTTTATAATAATTATAGTTTCTTTTATGATCTTATAGATGTTGCTCCTACTAATGGTTTACCTTTAACAGAAGCTCAAGTTCTTGATTTTATTAATCGTACACCTGAGATTAAAGGTAAAACATATCATGAAGGTCTAGATATTAACTTTAGTCCTAACGGTGCTCCAGAGAATATTCTAGGTAATAGTACTGCTACTAACTTAGGTATCTATGAGTTACTCGATGATATTAAAGAAGGTGATGAGGTTACTGTAGTTCAAACAGATTTAGAAGAGAATCCTAATAGAGCTTCTTATGATGTTGTAATGAATCGTAATGGTAAAGAGTATAAATTAGGTTCTATTCCTAAACTCGAAACTATTACAAATGGTATAGCATATACAGTTCAAGGTGCAAATGGCGTATATTATCCACGTAAATTTGCATTTACTGATGATATGGCTAAAACCTTTGCTGAATATCAAAGAGAGCTATTTAGATTCATGTATCATTACGATATTGCTTTTAATCCTCGTAATAATATATCTGCTAAAGATAGAGAGAACTCTGAACGTAACATTGATATTATCTTTGATCAGTTTAGAAAAGATCGCTTTAAGAAGCTAATGGATACACTTAAAAAACTTGTGTATTCTAATCTTACATCTAAGCAGATTAAAGATATTATGGATAGTCAGACAATGATTGGAGTTGTTGATTCTGAATATACAGGTGATACTGACGGTGAAATTTCTATTGATAATGTAGCTCTTTCATTTAATCAAATATATCAAATTTGTACTGATTTATTTCCTGCTTCTAGGATTAATCATTCAAATATGGATAGTATTATGAATGCTACGGCTATTACGAAACATTTCAATGACGCTGTTAATCGTCATGAAATGATCTTCCGTAATAATCAAGCTATTCGTAATGATATTCGCTTTACAGGTTCTAATACTTTTAGAATAAGTCATATTAGTGCTGGTAAAATACTAATTAATGATGAAGCTCGCAACGAAGATCATGAAGCTAAACATGGATTACCTATTATGCATCATCGTAATTCTTTATTAGATTCTATTAAGCCTACTAAAGATGTTCTTGATTCTAAAGGTAAACCTAGAGTTCAAATACTAGCTATTGATGAGAATGGTGTTGGTAGAGATCCTAAAACTGGTGGTATTGTTCAAAATATAGATAAATTTGCAACACCTCATGTAGCTGATACTTTTATTGGTAATAGACGTCACGAAGTTGTTGTTATACCTCAAACTGATTCACTTAATACTGTATTCCCTATATATCCTAATACTATTATGGGTTCTATCACTGATAAAACAGAAGAAGCTCGTATTAGTAAATTAGGTAAATATACAAAATATATTGGTGATGCTATTAAAGAAATTCTTGCTCTTAATACCGGTAATATAACCGAAGCTAGACTTGATATTTCTAATAGACTTCAAAATATTATTATATGTAATGAACGTAGTAGTGCTGTTCAAGATGATATTTATTTTCAATCTGGTAATAATGGTGATGGTAGTAAACGCTATGTAATGCTCAAAGCTGTTCTTGGTGATGGTAAAGGTAAAGAAGCTTATCATAAGTTTATTCAAACTACTATTGATGGACGTGACGCTGTTATTCATTATACTTCTAGTAATAAACTTGATGTTGCTAACTATAATGGTGCTTTAAATCATCCTAGTTATCCACATACTGTTTATTACTTAGATACTCCTGCTGATGTTCAAAAGTTTAATAATAAACTTAATAGTATAATTCCTAATCTAGTTCGTCAATTCGGTCTTAAAGATGGAGTTGCTGTAGCTAAAGATTCTACTGGTAGTTCTTATACTACTGGATATACAGATCCGGTTACCGGCGAACGTTATGAAGATATATATGATTATTATATAGCAACTAATGCTAGATATTCAGATGTAGCTTCAGTTAAAGATAGATATGGAAATGTTATAAGTAATGTTACTATTGCCGGAAACGCTCCTATTAAGTTTTCTATTGCAACAAAAGCATTCGATACTGAAACTGATGTTCCTCAACGTTTTTATGATCCCGTTGAATTACTTAAAACAGTTCAAGATGCTGATCGCTATAAAGAAGATTGGTCTAGTATCTCTAAACTTGCTAATATACTTGAATATGAAGCTGGTATTAATCCAGTTTATATTAAGCATAATGTAAGTGAAGCTAAGATTAATATTGAAAGCGAAGGTTATACTGATCCTGTTAAGATTGCTGATGATGGTTTTTATCGTAATCAATTTAGGATTGATATTAACTACAATTATGATCATGCTAATCGTAAGGAACATCAAGGTTATTTAACTCGTACTCTAGCTCATGAGATGATTCATACTTATATTATGAAATTCTTTAATGCTACTCATCGAGATATTAATAATCCTGAATTACTTGCTAAACGTGAAGCTCTTATTGATTATAATAATAAAGAATGGCAAGAGTGGTTTGCTGATTTTAATCAAGCTATTATAAATACTCGTGCTGAACTTACAGGTAAAACTGATTTAAATGATCGTGAGAGATTCTTAAAAGATATGCTTAGTGATAAAGGTATTGCTAATAGATTTATTGAAATTGTTAGTCAAGAAATCTCTAGTATATCTGAATCTATTGATACTAAACTTAAAGATCGTGTTAAAGGTGCTAAGAATGTTATCAATGGTAAAGATGCTATCTCTGAAATTGTTACTTATGCTTTAACCGATCCTCGTATTTTTAGACTTCTCAATGAACTCCATTCTACTACTGAACGTGTTAAAGGTTCTGAGAATCTTGAAACTCCTACGTTTTGGGAGAAGTTTAAAAGAATTCTTCTTAATATATTTGAGAAGATCTTTGGTTTCAAAGATACTGAAGTTAAAACTGATTCTCTTATGGAACGTTTTAATGATGTTCTTAATAGAATCTATAATAAAGACTTTAGAGATATGGAACCTGATGGTATTACTTATGGTATTCGGACGAACTCTCCAGTCCCCGGTAGAGAAGGAGCTGTGGAAGGGAGCGGAACGTCTGCTACATCCACTGTTGAATCTACGACTACAGAAGTTCAAAATGCTGTTAATATCGCTGCAAATGGTGATGCAAATGCTACTGCTGAATCTCCTACACAAACTACTCCTCGTCGTAGGGCTAGACTTGGTACTAGTTCCAATAGTAATATCAAAGCTGCACAAGTTCTCGAAGTTGTAAAATATTTACATGATTCGGTTGATAGCTTGAATAAAAATAGTAACTTAGATGAAACTAATAAACGTATTTGTTAAACGTATAAAACTTCTACTATGGGTTTAGATTGTAATATTATCCCTCAGATTAAAGTTGGTGATAGCTATACTGATAGTAAGTGTTTTCAAGATTTATGGGATAGGGCAAAAAAGCTCTATCCTAATGATCCTGTTAAGGCACGTGCTATGGCTAAAGCTGATTATGAAGCTCTTAAATCTGTTTCTTTTACATCCGAGTATGGGGACTGGGTGTTACTTCGTGCCATCCAAAATGCAGGACTAACAGACGCTCAATTTGCCACTTTTCAGAGCGTCTATGGCAATAATATAGAACGCTTGACTAAAAGTATTACCATACCATTAAACGAGCAGGGAGAGCCGGAAATAAGGTCATTTCATAAACATATACCTGCTAAGAAAGCACAAGTTCTGTATGATAATGGTTATCCTTTTATTGCTGATAGTGAGCAAATGTATTTGAATCGTATCTTTGCTGCTATTGCTTTTAGACTTGAACCTCAATTCAAAAATCTTACTTACAAAGATTTTAAGAATGGTGTTACAATTCGTTCTTTAATTGCTACTGTATTGCGTCAGTATGCTCAAAATGATAATCCTGATGTTGGTTATTTAGGATTTGCAGCTCAATACAATAATCGTCTTGATGAACTTGAAGCTGCTGGAGCAACTGATGAAGCTATAGATAATGATGCTCTTCTTACTAGTTATGAAAGTAAGATGAATAATCTTCTTAGACTTGCAGATCAACTTGATAATCTTGATGATCAAGGTATTTGGCAGAGTTTTATTAATTATTATAAAGCCGAATTTATGGCTGATATTAATGATTTCGATGTTGAAGACCACATGACTATGGGAGAGATTAATGGTGTTTCTATGACTGATGAACAAAATATTAATAAGTCTTGGAATAGTTCTCTTCAATTTAAAGTTGATCGTAAGAATACTGCTTCTTCTCGATTCAAACGTATGCTTACAGAAATGATTTATAATAATCAAAGTAATCTGTTTGCTACACTTGAAGATTCTCAATTTAATGGTACTGCTTCGTATTATAATAAATATGGTTTAGCAATGCCATTCGATATTAACGTTCTTTGGAACTCTTTGATTGATGCTACTCGTTACGCAGCTAATAAAGAAGAACTTATAAATAATCTTAGAGTTACTTCTGAATCTGTTTATAATGGTCAGCTTCAACCTATTATTGATCAAATTGAGATTTTTCCGAATGATGATGTTAGTACTATTGAACGTAAAGAAATATTCTACAATATGTACATGGCATCTGTTGATATGGCTACGACTGTTGTTACTCAAAGTGAGACTATGAGTTACAATATGTCAGAAAGTGATTATAGTCTTGCTTATTCTGTTAAAGAGAGTAATCGTCAGTCATTTGCTACTACTAATATCTACAATCAATATCGTAGTATTCTTAGTAATAAGTTTCAATATGTTGGTAGTCGTGCTGCTGTTCAATATGATATTAATGCTATATATAAAACCGGTAAATCTATTACTGATAAAGTAAATACTTTACTGTATAAATCTAACAATGTTGGTATCAATTGGTCTCCTAATACTATATTTAATTATTTATCTATTAAATTTAGTGTTCCTTTTGATGTAATTAAAGCTTTATATCATGACGGAAATGATGATAGTAAAGTTAATAAACTTGTATATCAAAAAATTGAGACTGAACTTGTCAATATTGATGGTGTATTCGATAAGATTCTTAATCAAATCAAAGCTAATGTTACTGATAAGCAAAGTGAAAAAGCTAAAGATCTTCAATCACGTAGAATCAAAAGATTGTTTTATGAAGGCTTCAAAGCAGGAGATGAAATTGATTCTGTTGTGGATGATATGCGTGGTCGTATTAATATTCTTGCAACTGTAGGTGGTTGTGATCCGGCTATTAAAGTTGATTTGTCTTACATTAATGTTCAAGGTGAACAAGAATATACTCCTGAGTTCTATAATCATATTACGTCAATGCTTCAAGGTATTGTTAATCGTATTGGTGAAGTTAATGTAGAACTCATGAAATATCGTTTCAATGATTTCTTAAAATCTAAAGGTACTAAATATCATCCTCTTATTTGGAATCTTGGTAATGGTATGGGTGGTGATGGTAAAGGTTTCTTTAATTTTAGAAAAGATGAAAATGGTAACGCTATACTTGATGAAAATGGTTATCGTATTCTTGATGCTGTAAATCCTGTTAATGTTGAAGCTGTTAAAGCTTTTCAATATTCTAGATTTAATGGTATGTCTAATCGTGATCAAGGTATTGGAACTCCTTATGTTGATATGCACGATTATATTTGGACACGCGATGTTATTCTTCGTCAATTTCAAGGACGTTACTCATTACCTTCTGCTGATGCGTCTCGTATATATGAATTTGTAACTGGAAATACTCTTACTGAACCTAATGCTATTAAAAGAAGTCTTCCATTTAAACTTATAGATACCGACGGTACTTTCGTTAATTATCGAATAGCTCGTACTAATGATCTTGAATCTAATTATCTATTTCAACGTGTGAAAGATACTTTCCGTACTGAAATGGAAATGATGCTTGAAGCTAGACGTCTATTATTTGATTATGATGCTAATACTCAAACTCTTTCTATTAAGAAAGAATATCTTAGACCTGAAGATGATGTTCGTCAAGAATTTAATTCTTTAGATTCAGATGAACGTGGTAGAATGATTAGTGATCATAATGGTGATGCAGAAGCTGCCTTTAGAGATTTCTATGAAAGTCGTGCTTTTGATAAAGATATATTTGAAGGTCTTCAAGCTCCTATATTTTGGGATGGTAAAGCTCTTCTTAAAAACGGTAAGCCTACAGGTAATATCTTTAAGTTTGGTAATCTTAATTTTAGATATACTGATGCTAACGGTAATACTACTGTAAGAAGCATTATAGATTATATCGAAGATGCTTTTAATGAACTTCATCCTGATGCCGCAAGTTCATTCGGTAAATTCGAGCCATTTATGATTTGTGGTGAAGATTTCAATACTGCTTACGGCGATGTTATTGATAATGCTTATATGCGAATGTTTGTTGATAGAATCAATAGTCATCTTCAAGATGCTTTTGATTATCTAGCTCCTGTTAGAGATAATATTCAATCGACTCTTACATATAAGAATCAACTTAAAGCTCTTAATGAAACGCTTCCTGAAGATTATAAAAATGATCGTTATTGGGGTTATGTTGTTTCTAATCTTCTTTGTAATCATTACGTAGCTGATATAGCTATTCAAGAGATATTCACTGGTTATACTTTTGAATTTAAGAATGCTCTTGATTGGGCTAAGCGTGCATCTCAAGGTGTAAGACCGGGTTCTACTACTCGTTCTAATACTACATATACACAGATTGTTGTATCTGATGTTAATCTTAAAGACAATATGTTACAGAAGATGCTTGAACCATTTGCAAATGATAAAGCAACTTCTGATGAACTTAATAGACGCTTTGGTTCTAAGACTATTACAACGGCTGATGCTTTTAACGTTATTACTCAAGATGAGTGTATTAGACGTTTCAAAGCTATGGGTGATTATGATAGTTTTACTTTACCTTCTGGTAGAACTTTAGCTGATATTGTTGCTGATGAGGATACACCAATTAGTCCTAGTGATTATGCACGTATTGTTGAGCAATTAAAATATTATTTCTACAAACGTGGTAAGTCTACTCTTAATAATAGATTTAATACTGATATTGTGTTTTCGCATCAAGATAAGAATAGTACCCTTGTTATATTCAAACGTATGTACAAAGGTACTGGTTATGAAACTCTTTATGATTGGATGAAACAAGAAGGTATTGATTCTATTAACTTTGAATCTGGTCATAAAGTTGGTGGTATGCCTAAAGTTCAACTCTTTGATATATCTAGAGATATTGCAGTTGATTCTAAAGGTTTCCCTATTTTAGATGCAAATGGTAAATACACTTATACTAATGGTACAAAAGCTACTCTTAATATTCAGTATAATGAAGCTACCAAACGTCTTGAATTAAAAGGTTATCCTAAAGGTGTTGAAGATTTTAAACACATTCTTAGTCATAGTAACCTCTATATTCAACAACAAGTTCCTTCGCATCTTATGGATGAAGAGAATAAGATTGGTACTCAGCTTCAAAAGCGTATTCTTGATAACCTTATATTTAATGGAGATTATACTATAGGTAGTACTGTTCGTAAAGGTAAAACTGGAGATTATTCTTATGATGGTTCAGGAGCTTTTGAGTATTATCAGATGTTACTTTCTGCTAACGCAAATGATGAGATGTATCGTTTGTTGGCTGATTGGGGTGCTATTACTAATGACGGTAATATTAAATATACTTCAATTGAAACTGACGGTGGTCTCAGAAATGTTATCGGTGTTGATCTTGATTTAGTTCTTGCAGATCTTCGTAGATATTTTAATGAAACTGAAATTGATAGAAATTTCATAAAAGCTACTGTTGTTGTTAATGGTAAACCTTTTATACCTTTTTATCATCCTACGATTAAGAGTCGTATTGAATCAGTTCTATTAGCTCGTATTACACGTCGTGTTACTAATCTTAAACTTAAAGGTGCTCACGTTACTATTCAACCTGATACTTTCTTACAACCCGCTGCTGTTACGTTGGACAAAAAAGGGATTGTTGAAGGGACCCAAGCTAATGTTCAACGTATGTATCTTGAAGGTCAAATTAAGTTCTCTGATGATTATTGGCAATCTCGGGCTGAACTTAATGAAGATGGTACGATTAAAAGAGATGTTAACGGTACGCCTATAATTAAGAAAAATGCTGACTTTAAACTTCAAAGTGAATATTGGGAAACTAAAGCTGATGGTACTAAAGTCTTTCATCCTGCTGAGATTATACTTAATAATTGGGATTCTCGATTTAAATTAGATGCTAATGGTAATCTTGATTTGAATAGTGTTCCAGAGAATCTTAGAACGATGTTTGGTATTCGTATTCCTACTGAGGGTCATCAATCTATGTTCATTGCTAAAGTTGTAGGAGTTCTGAATAATGGTGCTAGTCAAGCTATAGTTCCTGAACATCTTGTTACTCGTACTGGTTGGGACTATGATATTGATAGTATTTACTTATCTATGAAAGAATTTGACGTTATTGATGGGCAATATGTTGAATATACTAAAAATGATAGTGATACTTATAAACGTCAATCTTTGGAATACGTTTCTGATGTTTACTTTAGTAAAACTAAAGATGCACTTAAAAATGCATATCTGAAAGAAAAGATTCCATTAGTTAATGAACTTGCAAATATTAATGCTAAAATCAATGCACAAGCTAGTATTGATGATTCTGTTATAAGACGCTTAAAGCAAGAATATAAGAATCTACAGCAACAACGCTTCTATTCAAAGAACGTATCCGAGCGTAATGCGCTTGCTAAAGCTATGGAATTAAAGTCTGCCGAGATTGAAGCTTATAATGCTGCAAATATGAATCCGGCTATATCTGATGCAGAACTTAAAGCATTATATGATACTAAAGCTAGTATTTACTCTAAACTTAAAAAAGCTAAGAGTGATTATGATGCTAAATACGAGAAATTCATTAAAGAAACTGTTACTCCAAAATGGAATAGTCTTAATGAATATCGTCGTATGCCTAGAGCTGCTAAGGATAATGCTATAATTGATACTTGGATTGGTATTCACTCTGATATTAAGAATACTCTTAATAAAGAGAAACCCAATGAGTTTGATCATAGTAAAGCTGCTTCTGCTTATATAAATAGAATTGCTGGTTATGATAACTCTATGATGAATCAGCATTTTCTTATTGATCAGATTAAGATTCGTAATATTAATAATAATATTGCAGTTCTTAAAGGTCAATCCATTGCAGCGGATAATGCTCTATCTATAATGGGATTTACACAGACTATGTTGTCTGATGAATTTGCTATTCCTATTAGACTTAATTTCAGTGATATTAAAGGTTATAATGAAGATATTCCTAATAAAGCTGAATGGGCTAAAAAACAGATTCTTAAATGCTTTAAAGATGAAAGATTATCTAATGGTGAACATAGTGTTCAAGTAGATGTAGCTTCTAATAGCGTTACAGTTTGGTGTCGTTCTCTTTATAATAATGATTATGGTACTTGGACTGATATAAATGGTGAGCCTATATCTGCACAGCGTTCTGAATTAACATCTCATATTCTTGATGCTGTTAAAGATAATCTTTGGTTTAATATGAATACATATACTATTGGTAATACCGCTTTACTTGCTTCATTCCCTATAAGTTGGAATGCTAATCTTAATGCTGGCAATGCTAAAGTTGAAGGTACTAATAGATATATCTATTCTGCTTTTATTGAATCTCAGCAAATCATTACTGATTTTGTTACGAATATTTCAATTAAGTCTATTGAAAACTCTAATAACTTTACTAATATTAGTTTCCATAATGTACGCAGTGATTATATGATTGACGCTGTTGCTACTATGAGTAAACTTCTTGCTGATAAAGGTAATAGTCTTAAAGCTTTTGCTAAGAGTTATTTTGAAACTACACAAGATAATGTAGGTCTTAAAGATGTTATTACTAAACTTAGTAAATATCTTGCACAAGAAGATCTTAGTAATATGGCGATTGCGAAAGCTCACGAACATGGTCATACAATAAACATGAAACAAATTCATGCTATGGCTAGATTTATTGAAGCTCTTGCAAATGAAGTTGGTGTTACTGCATACGAAGTAGATAGTAAGATTCAGAATAAAGCTAAAACTATTACTGAACTTGATTCTCTATTTAAAGAAGGTCAAAACTATAAACATACAGTTGAAGATTTTGAAGCTTATGCTAATTATCTTAATCGACAACTTGAAGTTTTAGATTACTATATGTACGTTGATAAAGCTGTAAATGCTATGAAACGTGCACAAGGATGTCTTATTACTGAAAAGAAAGGTGCTGGTCCTAAAACTTCTGAAAGTAATAAACTCTTTGAATCTATTGCAATGCTTGAGCATAATGTTAATACTCTTATTCAGAATGCTAAAGATGCAGGTATTCCTGAAAGTATGCGCAATGAATTACTCTATAAATACTATAGTGTAAATGCAATTACTGATAAAGGTGAAGTCATTGATAATTGGTTGCTTAAAGCTAATGATTATCTTCTTGAAAATAAGGATTCTGATGGTAAAGTAATTCAGCTTGATAAACCTAAATCCCCTTTTAGAATTGGTGATAAATCAATGATTGAAGCTATATTTCCGTCAGTTGTTAATACTAATTGGGAAATTGAAGATAGTGCTTATCCTATTCTTCAACAGCAATTGTATTCTACTAATGAGATTTCTGTTAATATGTTTCATGATCTCTTTATTAGTGAGAATCCTGCTTTCAAAGATAAGATTAATTATTGTATGGCTAAGCTTAAACAGATTAATAATCCTGAACTTAGAGAAGCTCTGGTTAATTATGCTATTATTGATAAAGTTAGACAAATGCCTTTCTTTAATGATGACAGTAAAAGTCCGGAAACACTTCTTGCTGAACGTGCTAAGTTATTAGGATGTGTTAATATTGTTAAAGACAAACAAACTAATGAATTTAAATTCAAAGGTGCTGTTGATTTAGCTCTTACTAATGTCAATCTTAAAAATTGGTACAATGAACTTGAAAGTAGAAATTATACTCATGATGAAAAAATAGCTATGTTTAAAGAATTACCTGTTGGTATTCAATTAGCTATGGTTAAGAATACACTTACTGATGGTAGATATGTTGCTGTAAATGGTCAATATGTTACTAAAGGTAATCTTAGACTTAATCCTAATCATATTCTTTCATTGCTTTCTCCTAATACTATGGAGAGTACTATTGTAAGAACTGGATATATTTCTATTTCAACTAAGGAAAGTGATGATGTTGATTTCACTAGAGATACATTCTTTCAGCTTATTAATAGTCCTGATGAGTATTGTCGTATTCTTGGTGAAAACTTAGTTAAATACGCATTTTGGGTTAATAAACTTGATTTTGGTCGTAATCTTTCTAAGTATATTCCTATTGATCTTTATGGTAAGTTCAAGACTAAAGATGGTAACTATGTAAGTGCTTATAAGACTTCATGGGGTGATCAATTTGATTCTATTAGTTTTGAATCTATCGACGGTACTAGTGATAGAGATATTAGATTAGCTATGAGAGAACAAGGTATTACTAATGGTGGTAGTAACTTCCGTTCAGAAAATGCTGCTCTTTATAACTATGCTGAAGCTCTTTATGCTAGTCAAGCGAATGAAGATAATATTCTTCTTAGAACTAACGAAGAACTTGATGTTTTCATTGAAGCTTTTATTCGTGCTAATTCAGAGAATACTCGTATCGTTAAATATATGAAACCTGAATATATTTATGATACTAATGGTAAGAAGAGTAAAGTTAAAGATCAAACTCCTACTTTTACTAAGATTACTAAGAGTAATTTCTCTAGAGCTGTATTTGATCTTAAAGGTGCAGTAGCTAATGAATGGCATAAAGATGTTGATCTTGAAACTCGTAAGTATATAGAAGATGCTCTTAATAGTGTTATTAAAAATGCTATTGGTATTAAACATAATGATATTTGGAACATCGTTGGTCAAATGATTTTTGAACCTACTAGATATGTAAATAATTCTAGTTATGCTGATGATATATATCTTAAGACTCGTGAAAAGGTAATTGATAAAGAACTTACTGGTCTTAAAAAGACTTACAAAGCTCAATTACCTGAGGGTATGCTTTATAAACGTTTTGATATTAATGATTGTACGTTCTATTATCCTATTAATAAAACGTTTAAATCTGAATATCTTACTACAGCTAATGATTATTATAAATATAATATTGAAGCTCAAGAAATATACGAGAAACTTGCTACTATTTTGAGTAAGTTCTATCGTAGATTTAATTCATCTGTTACTAATGTAGAAACTCATAACAGTCTTACATCAGCTATAGACGCTGCTACAAGTAACGCTGATTATACAATTTATATTGGTAATGAATCTGATACATATAGAGGTCTTATTGATACTTCTGCTATTACTACTATCCCATTGCAGGCAGCTATCAATGACACTTTCGATACCGATACACTGCCCTCGGAAATCCAAAATTTGGCACTTGTCGGCAACGGAGAGACGCTTTCTCAATTGAAACGACTAACAATACAAGGACAACTTTTTAAGGGCTTAGACAGGCTTATTCAAAGGCTAAATCCAACTAACGTTAGTGCAATTCAAGCTGATGGTATCAATGATATTATAGTTGATTACATTGGTATTAAAAAAGATCTTAATACTACTGTTCACACTATTAATAACTCAACTCCTAAGTTCTCTAAAGTCTTAGATACAGAATTCATAGCTGATGATAATACTGGAATTAGTATGTCAAACCTTGAATTTATTAATACTCTTTATGAAGTTGAAAAGACTGCTATCGGTAATACTAAACTTCTTAGAGATGAAATGAATCTCATGGGTGAACTCAATACTAATCTTGATAAGCTTGATGCCAAAGCTCAAAGTGAAATTGCTAGACTTGGTAGAGATATGAATAGTCTTCCTAATTATGTTGAAACATTCAAGTATAATGCTAATATACTAGAGAATGTTAAAGATATGATTAAAGCTATTCAAATGCCAATGGATACTAATACTATATTTAAGCTTTGGACTAAAGGTACTGTTGCTGATCGTAAACAATGGGTTACTGATCTGAATAAACTCAGTAGTCTTATAAAGTCTCAAGCTTATATTGAAGATCTAAATCCTATTGACGAAGCTAGTTTTGAAAATGCTTCTCAGAATACTAAAGATAGTGTTGCAGAATTTAATGAAGCTCTTCTTAATCTTAAAGGTTTATATGCTGAGATTATGCCTCTTAAACGTAAAGTTGTTGATGCTTCTAAGATTTACTTTGGTTTCTTAATCAATCAAAGAAGTCATAATCCTGCTTTCAATACTAAGTTTAAGTATATTCAAGATAAGCTTGTTGAAAACGGTTTTAATACTGATGAAATTGGCGTTTATACTATAAATGAAAGAGATATTCAAGAGAATATTCGTCGTATGCTCGGTGATAATCTTGATTTATCTACTGTTATTAAATGGTTAGATTCTGCTGCTCAAAGTGGTATTCCGATTATTGATACAGTTCTTTCTCAATATGAATTCCATACTCTTAATGCTACTGAATTTGCTTTCAATAATAATAAGCGTACATTCGCATTATTTAAGAAGTATGATAGATTCTATAAAGAAAAGTCTAATGGTAAACCTGATATGACTTTTTCTCAATCTCGTTCTAATGACTTTAGAGCTAGATTCATTAATGAAGCTAATTGTCAACTTGCTACACCATTTGATATGACTAAAGCTAACTATGATTATCAAATTGGTAAAGCTCGTGAATACGATGATTATATTAAGGGAAGATCTGAGTTAGAACCTCTATTAGAATCTGATGATTTTGCTACAGTTAAGAAAGCTCAAGATTCTCTTGCTAAACTTGAGGAAGAACATAAGAAAAGAGTTCGTGCTGTAGGTAAAACTATATATTCTACTATGAATGTTTCAATGTCTGCCAAAATTGTTAAAGGTAGACTTGAACTTGATCTTGAAGATGTATATAGTAATCCTAAGAAGTATTTTCCTAATCTTAGTGCCGAAGAAGCATATTATTATACTAAGCTAATTGAACGTGTCTATAAATCTAAGATTCGTAAGAAATTTGCTGAAGCTAATAATATTAAACTTAGTGTTAGAGGTCAAACTACTAATCGAGTTCTTCTTCAAGTTCAAACTGCGAAAGCTGATTATAGAGACGCTAAGTTTAGTAAACTTACTCATTCTGATATTGATATGATGGTTGAAATGCAAGAGATGTTTGCAGAACTTAATGATGTTGCAATGCCTAACACTGTTAGATCTGCTAGTTTCTTCCCGACTTTCATATCTGCTAATCATGTGAATGCTCTTAAACAACTTGTTGGTTATCATGAGTTGCAAGAAGATGATTATAAAAATACACTTAGTGGAGAAACTCAATACTATCTTAAAGCTACTGCACTTAATCGTCCAGAAGTTATAGGTCGTATTAAGTATGATCTCTACGCTATTACAAATAAAGAAGCTTATGATGCTCTAATTGAAAAAGCTAATAAAATAGCTAAACATAGAGGTTATTATAAACCTATTACTTCTATTGCAGATATTATCGAATATAATAAAGAGTTATCTGATAAACAATTAGGTGATGTTAGAAATCGTATGAACTTTGACCCTATGAATGTTACTCTTAATTATATTAATCAGCTTAAACGTATTAAAGTTAATCGTGACTTTGAGCCTGAACTTAATCTTCTGCAAACTATTCTTGCTATGCCTGAGTTCCAAGCTCGTGAATATGGTGTTAAGAGTAAGAATGTTATTAATAAGATTCTATCTCTTTATACTCATAAAACTGAAGTTGTTTCTCGTAAAGGTAAAGAAACAGAAGCATTTGATAGATTTAAAAAATTCTATGATGCTTTTGAAGGTAAGAATCGTATTAATACATTAAATGATAAACTTCTTAATATACTTCATACAGTTAATAGTAAATCTCTTATGTGGATGAACTTAACTGCTGCTTTAAAGAATATTGGTACAGGTCATATCAATATTGTAAGTGAAGCAACTGGTGGTGAATTTACTACTAAAGCTACACTTCTTAAAGCTCATAAAATGTATGTTAAAGCTCTTCCATCATTATGGGCATCACTTGGTGAATATACTTGTAATAATCTTGATGCAGCTTTAATGAAGTTAGCTGGTAATATTTTTGAAGATCATATTGAAGCTGGAGTAGATACTAAGACTAATATTGTTTCTCTTAGTATGTCTAAATGGGATAATGTGATGTTTGCTCCTAATACTATTGGTGAGCATTATTTGCAATTCGCTACTTTCTTGTCAGCTATGCAAACTCATCGCATTGTTGCAGGTACTATTATGAATTATGATCAATTCGTATTCTCACTTAGAGAACGTCTCTTTAGAGATATGATTGATGATGAAACTTATACTAAGTATAAAGCATATAAAGATAAACAAGAATCTGTTAAAGGTAATAATGTTGAATTTATAGATTATCTTTCTCGATTCATTGCTTATCGTGCTAACAACTTTACTAATGAATGGAAATCTAATTTCGCTAAAGCTTATAAAGAAGGTCTTAAGAATGCTAGAGTTGAGTTTGAAAAGAATCAAGTTATATATGATGCTTTTGAACTTAAAGATGGTATCGCTTCAATTAAAGCTGGAAGTAATATAACTCTTGAAGATTTTGCTAAGTTCTTAGGTAAAGTTAAAGGTGTTAATCATAGCTTACATGGTATTTATAATACTTTCGATAAATCTATGCTATCTGGTAAGATGTGGGGAGAGGTAATACTTCAATTCCGTAAATGGCTTCGTCCTAACTTCATTCGTTATTGGGGTAAACGTATAGGTAAAATTGTATTTGATGAACGTCTTGAATCTTATAGAAGTGGTGCTTACATGGATATGATAAATTTTCTATTATCTAATGGTAAAAGTGCTTATAGAGAAACTATTGATAAAGCCATAGAAAATGACGAAGATATTGATTTTGCTACTAAAGCTAAAGCTATATTCAATGGGTTCTGCGGTTTATTATATTGGTTCAAAGATATAAACTTTAGATATAATACTCTACCTCAAGCTCAAAAGGCTAATATAAAAAGAGCCATGTTTAATTTTACAACTCTTGTTGGTTTATCTCTTGTAGCTGCTAGTCTATATGCTGCAAAAGATGATGACGATGAACTTGATGAAAATCGATTCTTTGCTCTTGCTTGTTATACTATTTATGGTATTCAAACTGAACTTTATGAAACTTCACCTTGGGGTCTTTATTCATTCTATAAACGTACTATGGAGGCACCTATACCTTTTGAAACAAGTATGTCTAATGTTCTTAATCTTGCTTATTGGACACTTATTGCTCCAATGATTGTAGATGATGAAGAAATGCTTTATGATAGAGGTACATATAAAGATGAAGATAAACGTTGGATTGCATTTAAGAAAACTATTCCGTTATTCAATCAATACAACAAGATGTTCTATTTACCAAAGAACAATACATACTATATGCAACAGAACCCAATATTACAGATGATAGTTGAACTAAATAAGTAAGGACTTCTGTTGGACTTAAAAAAAATGAGAGAGGGCTTTCAGATAATACTGTCAGTCCTCTCTCTTCTTGTATCTATACTACTCATACTCCTGCTCGTGTCATTGCGAACGCTCCGCCCCGTTCCACATCTATCCCTCTACCGGGGTCTGCAATGCTCCACAATGCCATTTTTGCCACCTGCGGGCTTCATATATTGATTATCTATTGGCAGACGATAATTAGTTCATATCACAAAAGAAAGTGTCTCTATGAGCCTCTATTGAAGTCGTTTTAACCATACAGCTATGATGATTTGTACTAACGTTAATACGACTAGCATTAGAAACACTAAGAGTAGCTTTCCAAACCCCAGTAGGGAACATGGTGTGGTCAGGAGCGGAACTAAGCATAGCACTTATAACAGCACTATGCTTAGAAGTATTAATAGTATCCCTCACTTTCACCACATTTACTCAGTCCACCAAAGCTAACTTTATTCACATTAACAATGAAAGGTAGAATCTTCTTAATTTGAGTAGAAGTAACAACAAAACTATTGTTAGTACCCGGATGCCTCATAACATACTTAATACTACCAATATAAAGATTAGGAGATAGACGCTTATACTTTTGCTTTTCAGCAGCGGTCATAGTAGCGAATCTATACACCTTATGCAAAACAGACCAATTACCAGTAAATTCTTGAATAAGAGTTCCATTTGCATCACGAGTAATCACATTCCCATCAACTTCAATATAACACGTATGTGTTTTAGTTTCTTCCATTATGCAGCTCTTAGTGCCGTTAAGGCAAGATCATAAGCCTTTTGATTTAGCTTATAAGCACCTTTTTTAGTAAGAGCTTCAAAGCGATCTTCAGAAGACTTATAATCAACAACATTATTCAGATAACAACTCACACCATTATAAAGCCAAAGCACAGTACCACGATGTAACTCTTGACCAACACCATTCTCGATAGTATCAAGAACAGCTTTGACTTTATTTTGAGTCTTAGCAGAAATAATATCTTTATCAGCAGCAAAGATATTAGTTCTAAGCTTCATATGTTCTTGTTGTTCATCATTAAGAAACAGATTATACACAAAGCCAGTCATATTATTAGATTTAATATTAATGGCTTTAAGAGCTTGCATAGATTCTTGCATAGCTTCATGATAGATATGCGTAGCACGAATACTATTCACAGCACTCATAATAACGTTGTGAACATTCTTTGTATGTTTAAAAGAAAACTGTTGTGTTGCATTTTTAATAGCTTGATTAAGCATATTATTACAAATAACACGAATATTTGTAATAGCACATGTGATTAATCCAGAACCATCATGACTATTGGTAAATAGAAGATACTTATCAATAAGATCTTTATTATCAATAGTGATAGCATCAGGGAATTTTGCAGTTACAAGCATACTCGCACCATTCTTATAACAACCAGCAGTTTCAATACGAACACTCTTATCGTAATCACATATTTGATTAATAAAATCAAGAGCTACAGAGTTCTGTACAACTTCGTACTTAGAACCAACAGCGCCAAATACATAATTTGTATCTTCTCTATAAGTAGCAAAACTGTTAGGAACTTTGTATAACAGAAAGCTACCCGGATTAGCAGGATCTTCAAGACGAACACGAGTCTCTTTAATACCTACTTTATAATCAAGATTTGCTTCTTTAATAGCATCCTCCATACTTAAATCATTGATAGGTTTACCCATTTCATTAAATACGAGAGGACGTCTTTGATAATTTACAAAAGGCATAATATACTTTGTTTCAATAGAAGTTTATTTCTTAATTGTAACAATATCCTTTTCTTGAAGCGTCCAAGCATCAAGACCTTCAGGAGATTGATTCAATGTTTCTTTAAGATTAGTACTATTAACATAGAATTTGAAATCACCTTCTTCAAAAACAATTCCATGTTCAGCGAGAATAGCTTTAATCTTATTAGCTTTATCAAGATTTAAACCTTTATCAAGTTTAACATCAATAAAACCTTTAATTGCATCAATGTTCGCAGGTACTGTATCAACAGATGGATTTTCAAAATATTGATACATTTGATTAAGAAAGCTATTAAATATTTCCGTATCTGTAACAACTTCCTGACCTTTACGAACACTAATAGTAATATTCGGATATTTAAGAGACATACTACCAGTAGGTTCTTTAATACCTGTTTCAGCATTCTTCTTTAATACCGGTTCACCATACTTATACGCACATTCAGCTATAACATCTTTAAGACGTTTAATCTTTTTCTCAGTACGTTTAACACGATCATCAAGAGCTTGCTTGTATTGTTTAAGTAATGCTATATCAGTGTTATAACGATCTATAACAAAAGCATAAGCATAAAGTTTCTCACTGAGTTCCTCTTCACTAATCGCAAGTTCCTCAGCACCACTTTCTCCTATATCTCCACCATTCTCGGCAGCATATTCTAATATCCTATCAATATTAGCTTGTATTTCAAACAGATTCATCGAAATCTAATTCAGTTTGGTAATGAGTATAATTTTCAATATCTTTAAAACGAACAACAATATCTTTAACAAGTATTCTATCTATATTATATATAGAATGTTTACCATTTAAAGGTTCATAAACAAGAATTTCATCTTTAGAAACTTGCTGTTTAAAAGTCATAGGAATATCTAAAGAATGACCATGAAAAACTGTAGTAGGATTACCATATAATTTTAGATATTCTTTGACAGGTATAAATGCTACAATTTTATTTACTTGCACTTTTACTCGTTCCGTCATCTTGTGCTGCCTTTTGAGATACACGAATAGAATCAAGATGATCTTTACATTTTTGCATAATCACGTGCATATTCTCATGAGCTTTACCATATTTATCATATAGTCGTTTTTCAATTATATTATCCCAATCTTCATTATAACCGGTATAATACATTTCACTTTTAACGCCTAAAAATAAATACTCACGTGCATCTTGCGCAGGAAGTTTAAGTTTATCTTTAGCTTCATTATATAAGATTTCATCAAGAATAGAAGCTCTAATATAATGATAACAACGTTTAGCTTCAATAGCTTCTGTATTTTGATAAAGACAAAAAGCAATATCTTCATAATCATAAAGTTTATCGATTTTATCTTTATTGATATTAGCTTCTTTAACATCAGCTAAAAATCTTTTCATACAAGAATCAAAAATACTATAATTAATCCAATGAGGTAAACAAAAAGTAATACCTTCAAATTTACTATTATTAGAATAATCACACCAACGAGTTGATTCAACGGCACAAGATTGAACACGTTCACGTACAAGTTCATCGACAACACTTCTAAGAGTAGTTATATATGCACTAATACGAGCGAAAGGATGATCGAATTTTGGAACAAACCAAGCAACACCATGAGCTTTCCAAATCTCATCACCTTCCATAGTAGAAGTTTGAATAAGAGCTTTAGCTAATTCAGGACTTTCATTATATACAACACGAAGATTAGTGTAGATATAATAGAAATTAGAATTAGGTCTTACATCTTTAATATCAGCAACAAAACGAGAAAAAGCAGAGTGTCTAATGTTTATCATTTCAATACTCATCATATCATGATAACCACAAACATAAATAGGACAATGCTCAAGAATCGAAGTATGACCTTTATCAATAAGCATCAAAAGAAACTTAACGTAACTTCCGGGTTCAATCTTACCTTCAGATTTATAACAAAGACGACCAGCAAATTCAGCTAATTGTAAGCCACCTTTAAGATTATGAGCTGTATGAATAACACTAACAGGTCTAACAAATTTCATCACATATCGAGTTTAGTTTGTCCACCATTTTCAACTTTAATATGATATAGATCTAATAGAATAGATTTAAGATGATCTGCAATATTAAATCTAATACCGCTATTACCATTAGATAGACCAAGAATACTTACATCTTGGCCATTAATCTTTTCATGATAATTTAAAGTTGCATTAATGATACTCTCATTATCAATGGGTAAGCAAGTATTAATTGAATCAGTCTTAACAGTACATCTACCACCAAGACGATGAATCTCATCTACAAGATACCAAACAGCTTTATTAAGATCTTCAACTTGTTTATCAATAATCTTACGATCTTTATCTTCTTTAAGACCAGCTCTCCATAGATATTTAATAGCATTACCTATATTAAAATTTCTATGACGAGTAACATCAATACATTCAATACCACTAGGATCAGAAGTGTAATGTTTAGGATGATTTACTTGATCATTTTTATTTTTAGATGCCATAGCGATCAATAAAACGATTTATTTTAAACACTACGAGTTTATCAATATCGTCTTCTTTAATATTATATTTACGCATGATACGCTCAATAACAATTCTAACATCAGCAATTTCTTCCATAAGACTTTTAAGATGTTTATTATTATGACATCTATTAATCTTAGAAACAGCTTTAATAAGTTCAGATAACTCTTCAACAACTACTGTATCATGAGGATCAATTGCACAAGCTTTATTAAACACAGCAATTCTCTCATTCCATAATACAGCACCTTTAGGAGAATCTATAACAGCATTTACACTTTCAGGTGTCATATATTTTCCCACTTAGCTAGAGCATCATCACTCTTAGTTTCCCAATCATTAGCAAAAAATCTCATCACCAGTAGGTGTATAATAAGTAATATCACCATTATCAAACTTACAAATTTGATTCTGATAACTAAGACTAGTAATACCAGCTTCTGTAATCTCACGCTTAACAATTTCCGGAAGACTTTGCATTTTAGGAATAGTTTCTTCATTTATATCAGCAGGAACTTGTGCAAATATAAACACATCATTATCCCAATTAGCACGTCTAGCAATATAAGAACGAGTCTTAACGCGTTCAATAGCTTCTCCAAAATTCATAATAACAATTTTAAATTAAACAAAAATAGTCGCTAGTCAATTAAGACCAGCGGCTTCAATAGCATGCTTCACAGCATAGGCTATAATTGAATAAGAAATCAACCCATATTATCTTTTAAATACGTATTTCAACCAACTACCCCACTTACGATTAATAAGACTACCTTTAATATTCAAAGGTTTAAACTCAAGATACTTAATATTATCAATATTTTTGATAACATCATTAATGTCATAGTAAGTACAAATAGGAATACTATCTTGTATAATAGTATAAGCTTTATCATTTTTGTAATGTACAATAACATTATAAGAATCTACATTAGTCTCATTTGCTCTAGCTTCACGCTCGAAACAAAGTTCACGATAAGCCTTACCTTCAGTGAAGAGTTTAAAGAACCATTCAATGACGTACCATACATAAAAGAATATACCTAAGAGGTCATTCTGTTGTTTAGTATGAGAACGTTCATGTTGAATAAGTTTAAAATATCTATTAGGATACCTAATCATTAATGTAAGCCTAGATTTATCTTTATCTTTAAGATAAAGTCTAGCAAACATATTAATAGCAACAAACTTACCAAAAGGAAAATGTTTAGTAATAACAACTTTCATATCTTAATCCTCTGAAAAGTTATAATTTATAATAGCTTCCCAATCATCTTTAGGCATACAACCTTTATAATCAGGAACTCTAGCTTCCATAAACTCATCAAGCTTCATAGAAATAACGGCACAAATACCAAGATCCATGAGACGTCTACGTTGATTCATACAACAAAACAAATTAGCTTGATCGAGTGGAATACCAATGCTAACAAGTGCCGCTATGAAATATCTACGAAACATTTCCTTAGTAACACTACTAACAGCATCCATAATTAAGCCTTTTTATAAATATGACTTTCTGCAATAGCTTTAAGACGATTAGAAAGTTGTTCCATATTAACTTCAATCGTCTTAGCGGCTGAATGATAAGTTGTAATAGTTAAAGCTCCAATAAACTCAGGGAACATTAAAATATTAAACTTAGCTTTATAAGTATTACCAGCTTCATTCTGAGCAATCCACGCTTTAGGATTAGCATAGAAACTAAACGTATCAAGTGTTCTAACTTTAGAATTTAGATACAAAGGATTAAGTTTAGAGAAGAATGAAAGAATATGATTATTTGTAGGAGCTTCTGTAGCTGGGATAACACTATCTTTAATCCAAGCTTCAAAATCTTCAATAGTATCAAATATAAGTCTTGCAGAACATTTAGCAATAGCTAAAGAACTACCTCTAGGAACTTTATAATCTATAAGTTTTACAGCACCCTTGAATAGATTATAAGTATATCTGTTAAACATCTTAATAGCATGATCACGAGACTCAACTTCAGCACTCATGTTACTATCAACACAAATATGAAATTGAGGTTCATAAGCACTATCATAATTTTCATTGTCGATTAAATAACCGATATTCCAAATCTTATAATAGCGAGCTTTTTCATTGTTACCATCAAAGAACTCAATTGGAATATTATGAGCATAAATATAATACTGAATTTTCAAAAGAGTTTGATAGAATACAAACTGATTACCACTAGTAACAGGAATAAACTCGCCAGTAGCATCAAGAATGAAATTAATATTGGTATTAAGCCAATCAACTTCATCCTTAGATAAATCAGCAACAGTTCGAGACTCTGTAACTATATATGGTTTATCAGGAGCATCTGTTCTAACAACAGACGGAATTGAAACACCATTTATTACAATAGGTTTATACTTCTCAGTTGTAATAGCAAGTGCAGATAATTCTTCTTCAGCTTTAGAAGGAGAACTATCAACAGGAATGTCTTGTTTAATTTCCTCTTCTTCTTTAAAAGGATTTGTATCTTCCATTATATGTAATTAATCGTTAGATTCATAATCACGAACTCCGTAAGCATTAGCATTAAACGGAATCTTCTTATCTGTACGTTCATAAAACTTAATAGCAAGCATTTTACCGATAAATTCATTCTTATGGCTAAGAATATAATCACTTGTCATAGTATTATCGGTATTACCATTATAAACAGCTGTAGGCTTAACTTCAAATGTTTCAGCATTTAAATCATTCTGACATTTGAACTTAGCATAATTATAAACTACCTCATGACCATCAACAATTTTAGTTATACGATCAACGAGAATATCTAAACACAAACATTCAGTCTCTTCGCATTTCTTAGCTTTCATCATAGTTTGTGGACGAGAACCGAATTTATATTCTGCAATCTTAGAGCGAACAACACAACCCTCATAACCGGCTGCAATACAACGATCTCTATAAGCTTCAACATCAGAATCACCTTTAATATTAATAGAACATAATGAAACTATTTTAGCATTTTTAGTATCATCATGTTCTTCAGGAATATCTTGTATAAAAATACAATCATCATTATTATTAACAGCTAAACTAAAGGCTTTTCTTAATATATTTCTTCTAAGATGAAAACGATCTCTATTAGAAACATCAGGAATACTAAGATCGAAGTTTACAAATTGAAGATATTTATGAAGAGGATTCTTAATATTACGTGCGGCACCACCTATAGTAGTATTCTTTTGATCTTTAATATAAAGCTCACCATCAAAAGTAATATTTCTATATTTATAATTACAATAAACATAATTCATAAAAGCATCTTCAATATGTTTTACATTATAACGAAGACCTTCTTTACTTCTAATAACAACTTCTTTAGTTTTACCAAATAATCCATTATCAACTTCATCTAACTTAATAGTACAACGAACACCATTAATCTTAGGATCAGCAAAAGCACCATTAGAATAATCAAAAATGCCAGTTTTCCACTTTTGACACTTCATAGGTTTATCAACATTGTTTGCATCAGTAGCAAATTTAGGAATAACGTTATCTAGTAGATCATGAAGTTGATTAGCACTCTCATACATATCACTAGTAACACCATACATTTCTGCCGTCTTGTATCCTCGATCGATTTTACGCTTGATTTGACTCTTATAAGAGGTCTTTGTTGAAGCTGATACAATTACCTGTCCGACGTCTGAAAGTCGCTCAAACAAGCCGTATGACACCCTCTCGTGGCTTCCGTCAGTCTCAATCCTCCAAAACACGATACGTCCCAGTGCATCACGCTTGTAAAGAGTAGTAACGTTATCATCCCCATATACGGTTGCCATCTTCATCAACATTATGAGATAAAACAATACAATGCGTAGGATTATTATATGCAATTAACATACAATTCCAAGAATCACGAATAGTCTTATGAGGAGCATAAGCGATAGTTTTAAAGTTCTTATGACAAAAACATTGATAACTACCAGTTAATGCTTGTTTATTGTGAAGTTTACCTTGAACAACTTCAAAGAGAGTTTCAACAATCTTAAAGTCCTCATCAGACTTAATCTTAGTTTCGCCCATAAATGCACCTTCTTTAAAAGGATTAAAACCCCAAGTATGAACGAATTGATTTAGTTTAATTTGAGCATTTTGATAAGACATCTTACTCATAGCTTCACGAAGCTGTTTAACAGCATCAATAACAATATTATAATCAGTCTTATTCATAGGATATAAGAAGTACCTAGTACCATCACCTAAAGCTCTAAGAGGAACACCCTCACATAATAGCCGTTGCGCATCAGGGCACAACTCCTCCTTTTTTACCATTTACGATCTCATTTAAATACATATTAGCAAACTTTTTCTTAACGAAGTTGTAATCTGTAATACGAACTAAATCTGTAGGATCTTTAGCACTATAACCTTTAGTCATGAACAAAGCAATAAAGCCATAATTCTTTTCATATTCGATAGCGGAAGTAAGACCAGTATTATCAGTGTCAAGCATAACATAAACTTGAATCCTAGTAGTTTTTCGTAAAACATCAACAATATCATCAGGAAGTTTAGCAGTTTCACTTGCAATCACATAAACTCCAACATCATTAATTCTCAACTCTCTCAGTATTCGTAACATTAATAGTTTATCCTTTTGAGACTTAACAATCAACTTATAATTAGTATCAGTTAAAGTCTCAAGATTTTCAAGAGGACACTTATTATTAGTAATGAAACGATTAGCAGTATGCTTATTTCTAAATGGAAAATAGAGTTTAATACAACCTTCATTGACTTGATATTCATAACAAGGATCATGGCGAGTATAATAATATGGATTACTAACGCCATCAATCTTAAAAGATTCAACAGCTTTTACGTATTTATCTACGAGATCATTAGTAACACCAAATTGATTATAATACCTATAATCATAAAAAGTCATTTTACGATTTATAGTTGTAATAACACGAAATTCATTATTGATAATCTTATTCTGAGCTTGATATACACGATTAACGTAAGGTGAATCATTAAGAACATCAGAAGCATATTCAATGATATTAGAACATATTTCAACGAAGTCTTTATTGTTAGTACAATTCTTTTTAAGAACTAGACCAACAATTTCAAATACATCACCACGATAACGATAATCAGCAAAATCACGAAATATCAGCTTATTACCATACCATTTAAAACTAACTGAAGGATTAGGATCATAACGAAGAGGATTAGAGATTTTATAATTGCGTAAACAAATACAATTATTTATCTCTGTTTCAGGAACATTAAGAAAGACAGAATAAATATGTACTTGATCAAGTGTATTCAAAATATAATCTTTATCACTTGTACTCCACATATTTACATCTTTTGTAGCGTTTGCAATCCCCAGTAGGGAACAAGGTGAGGTCACGTGCGGAGCATTAGCAACACTATGCACAAAACCAATAGACACAAAAAAAAAGAGGATAGATTGCTCTACCCTCTTCAAAAGTCTAAGTTACATCTTAATATTTACCCGGAGTACCACCGTTACCAGCATAACGATTCTTTAAAGCATTAATTGCATCAGCATTAACGCCTTGACCGGAACCGTAATCCATAGCAACGCCAGCTTCAGCGGCTGCACCAGCAGGTTTCTCGTCTTTATCAGCATCTTTTGAAAGTTCAACAGTTTCACCTGGAAGAATTTCAATAGAAGGTTTTTTACCGTTAATAACACGTTCAATATAACCTTGACCAACAAAGCCCGGAGTACAAAGATACTTACGATCACCATAATGAGCAAGAAGCTTCATCCAAACAACAATAGGTTCACCTTTTTCATCTAAGAATACAGGCTTACCCTCTTTGCCAACATTAAATGCTTTAACAAAGAACTCACAAAATGCTTTCCATTGAGCGATACGACCGTTAATATCAGCGTTCATATCAATAGGCTGAGGAAAGCCGGGTTCAACGAAGTTAGGACAACCGATATAAGCATCGAGACGGTGACGACAATTCCGGTACGCTTCCGTAATCAAAGAGGTAAACGTTTTAACATCTACAGCAGTTCCGTCAGTTTTACGAGTAGTGACGATACGGAAAGAATCAGTATAAAACCGATCAACTTCGTCACCAGGAACAGGTTCTTCTTTATAACGAAAAACAATAGTTGGTACAGGAATACCGGCATACTCATAGGTAGATGCAACACCATTCTCATCTACTTTAGGAGTTTCGGTTTCTTTTATCTCAACAGATACGAGATGTGCCTGACACAAATTGTTGAACTCTTCACGAGGTTTAAACTTCTTGTCTTGGGTAACTACAACTTCACCAAAATTAATAACTCCGGCAGCAGCTTGACTTTTATTAACTTCACTCATTTTATAAGTAATTTAAAGAGTAAAAAAAAGAGGAACCTTAATAGTCCCTCTTTCTGTAAGATAGATTTGCTTAGCTAAGCAATGTGTTGTCACGGATATAGATTAAATATCATCCCCGTCACCAGTGGTTTCTTGAGCAGCAGGTACTTCTTCCTGTGCATTAGCAGCAGTTTCAGCATTTGCGGTATCGGCTACAGTTTCCGGTGCATTAGCTTTTTTATCTTCTGCATCGTCAGCAGCAGTTTCAGCTTCAACAGACGGATCGTAAGGACGGTCGATAATCTGTGCGTTCACGCAAGCCCAGATACGTAACATAGAACCGTCAGAGTTCGGATAGTCGATACCGGTATCAACCAATTCGTAGTGAACCTCGCGGTTAGCAGTGTACTTCGTATAAGGTTTACCTTCAGAATCTTTCTTATCAATTCCGTAAGCATAGCCAAGTTCAGCCAGCTTATCAGCGGTAATAGCTTGTGCATCCGGAGTATTCTGTAAGAATTGAGAGTAACAAGCTGCGTAAGAGCAGAACAATTTACGACCAACACCTTTAGCTTTACCGACAGCAGCAAGAGTCATCATATCGTCAGTTTTCACTTTAGAAACCATAATGAAGAACTTCTTGTTCACATCGTTCTCACATTGATCAGCAGTCAAGACCATAGCTTTCATATAGTCGCCTGTTTCAATGTTAAGCATCTTAGATGCAAGACCGTTAATACACATCTTGTTAATGGAGATGTTCACCACCAACTCAGGACGAATTTCATCACTCACTTTAGCAGCTTTAGCTACAGTTTCAAAACGACCTTCATTGATACCAGCTTTCAAGAAATCAAAATTAAATTTTTCCATGACTTTAACTTTATTAATAGTTTATGTAAGATAGATGTTTGCAATATCACTACCACAAACGGTATTTATTCTTTAATAATTTGCGTTATCATCTGCTTCTACATATTGAACATCAACGTAATCATCATTAATAGATTTAACGTCTTTAAGTTCAACATCACAATACATTCCGTTAAGAATATCATTAGCGCAGATACGAGCAGCGATCATAATCGCCATTTTTCTCATAAGAGAACGAGTGTGTTTATCCCAATTATCTTTACCTTTAACATCAGCACCGGTAATTGAGTTTTTACCCGATTTAAGACCAGCGTCAATAGCTTCTTGAAGAGTATAAGAAATCGTAGTTCTTTTACCTTTACGAACAAGAGTAACCGTTGTACGATAAGTCTTAACAATACGAGTAACAGGAATCATACCTTGTTCCGCCATCATTTTACGAACGTAATCATCATTATATTCATCAATATCAATGTGACGTTCAGGTTTAAATTCAATAATAGGTTTACTTAGCTGAACATTAAAATATTCATATACGGGAACAAAGTCTTCGTCAATCTCAATATCAATATGATGTTTATTAAGACAACCTTCAACAACATTAATTCCCGTATAAACTTGTCTAGTACCACCACTTTCAAAACAGAATATATTCTTTAAAGAAGCAGTAACAGAAAGACCAAGAGTTTTACCAAGTTCAACCTTTTGAATAGCGTCGAGATTAAGATTACGACCATAAGCTAGAGAAGTCATAGGAGAAAGACCTAATTCCTGTCCAGTTAATAAACAAGTAACCATGTTATCAATGTTAATAACTTCAGTGACAGTTCCATCTTTAGTTACATTTTCTTTAAATCTCGCACCAAGATCAGTATTTATAAGACTTTCAGCAAAAGTTCTATATTCACCAAGAACAGCGAGATTACGAGTAATTACATCTTTATTTGCTTGTGCAACAGCCCCACTATTAGCTTTTACAACTTCACCTTTATTAGTAGTAGCATTAGCACCGTCTTTCGTAGCATCATTTGTAATAACCTCTTCACTCATTTTGTCGTTTTCTTTGTCTTTATTTTCCATTGGTAAAAGTAGATAATATTTTTGACGTGTGCAACAATAGTAAGCACTAAATCATCAAAAATTAAAATTTAACATCTTTAATGCCGTTAGTCCAGACAATATCAGTAGTAAATTTACTCTGCGCATCAATAAGCTTTTCTTTCTCTTTTGACGTGCGGTAATCGTCCGAATTGAGTGCGAAATCTTGCATATAAAGCCATATTATAATAGTAGGCTTATTTATGTATGGTTGTTCCTCTTTCTTGTCGGAAATGGTCTTAAATGGGTTGCAATATGGAGAGGTACATATAATTGTAGTAAGACCCTCAACATCAAAAACCACATTAGCAACTTCATCAGTAGCAATAACAGAAACATCACCATGTTCAAGATGCTTTAAACATTCTTTTCGGATACCAATATCACCAAATACTTTAGGTTCACCTTTCTTGGCACCAGTAGTATAAGTATAAGGCTGACCATTGAAATCATAACAAATTCTAGAAGTCATACCTTTATACCAACACATACAGTAATCCAAAGTCTCAACAAAATTAGTAATAGAACGAGTCTTACTTAAAACAAGTCCTTTACCTTTAATATTCTTAATAGCAGTAGCAATAGCTTCTCTCTTATTAAGATTATTATTATATAACTCTAAACGTTTCTCAATAGCATCACTAAATGCTTTAGTACGAGTGAGTATATTGTCGGGATTCCAATACATTTCTACTTGCTTATTATAGTCATTAGAAAGATCAAGATTAGCTTTCCAACCCATAACTTCAGCAACCATGTTACGTACTGTTTCACTATGTATATGCTCTACTTTATCAGTAAGATTATTTACATAATTAACACCCATGTGGCAAGCTTTAATAAGAGCCATATCATCTTCTACCATATCCATACGTAGATGAGTAAACTTCCTAAACTCATAATTTACCATCTTAGCTTTACCTTTAAATATAGAAAGCATAGAAGAAATTTGTTCAGTAAGTTGTTTATATAGCTCTTTTTCTTCACTTGTAAACTCAATACCAACATTATATATGACATAAGGAGAAATCCAACCTTCTTCCAAAGCCATACCTTTAGTTATAGTATCAACAACCGGAATACCACAAGCAGTAAACGCTTTTAACATATTAATCGGAATCTTTTTCGTAGTAACAAATAAAAACCTATCAGCAGCTACTTTCTTCAACTTCTTGAAATAAGTATCATCTTTATGATAAGCTTCATTTGTACAATCAAGCATCACAAACGTATCAGCATATAGCATATCTTTACCTTTACAAGTTTTAGTGATACGATCAATAAAATCTTTAAGTAAATCTATAACTACACCTGTATGAACAATACGTTTACGAAGAGAATCTTTCGTTTTAATATCAGGAACTACAATGTGAACATAAGGATCAGCTTCAACTTGATTAGCTACATGCTGAATAACCTCACTAATTACAAGAGGAATATCAATACGTTCAGTATATTGAAATAGACCTTTATAACCAGCTTGTTTCCATTTAAGAATACCTTGATAAATACGCTTATATTTTTCAGAAATATCGTAATCTTTCATCTATCTTAATTAACATCTGTAAGTTTAATATTATCAAGAACAGCTCTAGCGCATTGTTCTATTTCATTACGATTATATACATCATCAACATAATCAGTTAATAATTCATATAACCTAAAACCAGCATCACCCATGATACGACAAAGATCAAAAACAATATGTTTAAGCATCTTATCATGATCATAATCTTTAAAGTTCTTACTATTAAAAGGATATTGAATAAAGAAATCTTCAAAGGCAGCATCTAAATACACAACAATAACAGCTTTAACAGCTGAGAATTTATTGGTATAAAAATCTTTATAAATAACAGCTCTATCTCTCTTCATATTTTACCAACCAAACAAGTTATTACTATTATTGTTAATACCACGACGTTCACCTTTACCTGTTTTACCATTACCATAAAGAATCTTATAGGCTTCATTAATATAGAAACCGTAATTAAGATTATAATCTTCTTTATATTCGTAATCATTAAACAAAGCAACTCTCTGACCAGCAACAAGCGACTCCTCTTCTTCAACAACAATTCCACTAATATCATCACCATACGCTATATTATCAGAATCAGGAACAATAGCTTTTGTTATAGCACCTCCACCACTTTTACAAATATAAAAACGATTATGCTTTTGACACTTAATATAAACAGGTTTACCATCTCTAACTGTCTTATAAATTGTAGTATATTTACCAGCAACTTTCTGACTAAAACAGTAATCATAAATGGCAGTACGAGAAGTATTGATATAATTTCTAATAAATTCAGTAATATCAACACCATAAAGGAAATATTCTTTAAGAGCTTTCTTAACAACAGGATAAACAAAACCTTTATTGTATTCAGGGTCTTGAAGAAAATAACCTTTAAACTTAATAAATTTATCTTCAATAGCTTGACGTGTAGTATAAGTATTACCTTTAGAATCAATCCAGACACCACAACGATTATATTCTTGTAAAGCATCATAGAAACCATATCCAACAGCAATATAATCATTAACAGCACTTCTACAATACTTCTCAAACTTTTCAGTTTCAAGATCTAATTTACTGTAAGCACTCCATTCATTACAGATATGTTTAAACACACCTTGACGATTAAGAGGTAATCTAACAAGTAGACCATCTGTATTTGCAGATAACACATCAAAGTTATTCAACTCAAATGCTTCTATCAAACCACATAGTAGTAATTGCAGATTAATTGTTACAGTATAAGTACATTCGGGATCATATAGATAATCCATAGCATCATTAAGAGCACCATAAATTCTATTGATAACAATCTTAAGAGCATCAGCTTCTAACTTTCTCCCAGTATGTTTAGCTTCAACACGAGTTTCACGTAACCATTTAACAATACCAACAAAGACTTGTTTAGATAAATGATGAGGTGCAACACCATATTCGACGATGAAACTAGGGTACATTGATGTGCATGAGCATAGTACCAATAGCTCGACTGACTATATCTTAACTAACTTCATGATACTCGCCTGTAGGAGTATCTAAAGGAACATATTTCCACTCTATATCATTTTTAAAATTAATAATATAAAGATACAAAGAAATCCTGAAACTTCTATGTACTCTGTATCTATAAAGTTAATTCTTCCCGTTTCCCCACTACTAAATGTAGGAGTACTCGCTTTCGCGATAGTCGATGAACACACATCTGTAATCAGATGCTTCGTTGCGGATTCAAAAACACTAATACCTTTTTACTATACCTAGAGCATTACCTTTCGCCACATCTATATTACTACGATGTTTAGTAGTATTAGTTATAAATTATCCCCGCAGTTAGAGAAGTTAGGACGCCACATCACCTACGTCCGGATCAGCAAGAATTTCACCAGATTCAGCCCAAATGACGCGAGGATCATCTTTACTATGAAGACCACCTTTTGCCATTGTATAGCCCTTATCATGAGAAAGAAATTCTAAAGATTGAAAGCTCTTTCTCCATGTAGTAACAACGATTCCATTAGCAATAGATTCACGTTTAAGTTCACTTTGCTTAGGACTACCAAGACCAATATAAATACTATATCTTTGAATAGATTCAAGAATCTTCCTATAGAAAGGAGTCTTAAATTGAATACTATCTTTGACAACTTTACCGATAGGCACGGCACTACGTTCAGTTCTAAGATCAACGAACTCATAAGAAGGCATACCTGACCATTCAGAATAGAACTTAGTCATAAGATTTTTACCAATAGAACTACGTGACATATTACGTAAATCAATACCATACATTTCACTTAGCTTAGCACGAAGATCAAGTTCTTTCTGTTGATTTTTAACAAGAGCATCAGTACCTAGAACATCATTAATATTATAATCAGTGACAAGTTCTATTTCTTCTCTTTTAATACGATAACTCCAATGAATAGGTAAATCTTGAATACGATACCATTTAAGTACAATCATTACAGCTTTAAGTGCAACAAAGGTAGCATCAAGATAAAGAATCTTTTGAATATCAAAATCGGTAAAAGGACGAAAATATCTACGACCTTTATAAAAATCAAGAAGTCTACGATATGTTTTACCACCCATATCCTTATCAACAGCTTTCTGAGAATGCTCGAATAGAAATTCAGTTATATGTTGTGTCCTACCATAAGTATCTTCACGAAGACCAGTCTTCCAATCAAATGTAGGAGCATAATGAATAAATATATCAAGCATAGTCATATCATAGTTAAAACTATTATAACCAATGATAATTTTATGAGATTTAAAAAACATATAAAGACCTTCAATACCACTACTAATATTATTAGAATCATCCCATGAAACAGGTGTCATATTCTGACGTTCAAATTTATCTTCATGATAAGCTCTATAAATAATAAAAGTTTTAGCACCCATAGCTTCAAGAATAAGACGTTTGTCTTCTTTATTCTTAGCTATATCCGCAGCAATATATAAATCAATAACATCTTGAGGAACACCATAAGGAATGAAGCTAACCTCAAACATATTAATATAACATTCAATATCATAAATCCAACTAGTAGTTGGTGATTTATTAGCAGCCATTTATTTTAAAATAACCCATTGATTAACAAATTTACGATAAGCAATAACAGCAGTATCATACGCTCTATCAAGATAACTATAGTCATTATTCTTACGCATATATTCAAGACTCATAGTATAAATATGTATCTTACCATTAGGAAGCACATCAATACCTTCTCCACCTTTAGGAAAAGCTTTACCTCCACTAACAATAAAATATGGATCTTTACCATAAGTTATGAACATACTAGGTTCAACTCTAGCAATCTCTCTTTGAAGTCTAGGAAAACATTCAGCAATAGCTTTCGCATTAATAGTCTGAGATGTACCACATTTGACAACAGAAGTAATATATGATAAAGCAAGTAATTTCTTATCTTCAAGAATACGTCTAATGAATTTACCCGTGTTACCACTAAGTACATATTTAGTCTTTCTATCAGCAGGACTAGGAGCAGCAACTAAATGTAGGATAGTTCCGCTCCCTTCCAGTCCTTGTCCCCTACTGGGGATTAGAGAGTTCCGCAC